GAAAAGGAAAGTAGTATAATAATTTAAATTGTGTAAACCAATGACAAATGATCTACACGAAAAATTGTTATCCCGAAAATTTAGGCAAAATTATACTCCACCTGATGAAAATATCATTTTTACTATTGATGGTAAAAATATAGGTTGTTTGCAGTCTTTTGTATGTTTTCAGGGGTTGCCTAAGGCTGGTAAAAGTACATTTATAACAAGTGCTATTGCTTCTGCATTTACCACTTGGGATATATTCGGAATGAAATTAAAATTTCCTCCCAACAGGAAGCGTATTTGCTATATTGATACTGAAAGTTCAGATTTTGATTATTATAGGGTGCTGGATAGGATTAGAACGCAAATAATAACTGATCATCTACCACACAATTTTGATAGTTTTTTATTTCGGGAAGATTCACCCAATGAGATCCAGCAAATGATTGAGATATATTTACAGGAGAATCCTGACTGCTCAATATTGGTACTGGATGGAATATTGGATCTTATTTCAGATTTTAATTCAGTAGAGCAAAGTTTTTACTTAATACAATGGTTAAAGAAAATAACCAAAATTCACAATTTATTAATACTTTGCGTTCTGCACTTGGGTAAAAAAGATCAAAATTCTATTGGTCATATTGGATCCTATTTAGATAGAAAAGCACAATCAGTTTTAAAAATTGAAAAGAATAAGGAAAATAAAACTATTGATTTATCCGCAACATTTTTGCGTTCCAGTGATGAATTTCAACCAATATCAATTTATTATTCAGGATCCAGTTGGACACAGGCACATAATACACAGGATAATTCAGGCACCTATATTTTTGGGATGGAAAAAACAAGTCTGATCAATCGGATATTATATCAGCCACGAAAATATAGTGAATTGCTATCTGAATTGGAAGAATTTACTGGTAAAGGATCTACAACTTGCAAAAAGGTTGTTAAAGACTGGTTGCTGGATGGATCAATTATAAAGTCAGGTGAATTGTATAAACAAAAATAGGATCAGTTTCCTGATCCTACCTTGACAAATGATCTTTCAAACGAAAAACCACTTTCCCTTCATTGCAAAAATAGAAAATTTCTAACAAAATGAAACTTTACACTGCCATTATTTTTTTCAAACCTGATACTGGGATTCAGCCCCGAAAATATCGGAATATTAACAACGTGGATAATCTGCTCAAATTTGCCCTAAAAAGTGGTGGTTGGTATGTGAACCTGTATTGCAAGAGAACCAAGAAATTTGAGGGCAGAGAATACCTCACAGAGGCATCCTAATCAAAACAAACACTGCATACAAACACAAAAGGGGCAATTTGCCCCTTTTTTATTTGCTAAAGGTCAAGGAAAAGTGAATTAGATGAATTTTGGTCAGTTTAGGTCAGTTTTTGGGTTGGTCAATTTGGATCAGGAAACATGGGTAGGACACAGGGCACCCCTTACAGGGGTGCCCTTGTGTACCTACAAACTGACCTTGTTTCTGACCTATTTTGACCTAAATTTGTTTTTTTGAATATTTTTCACTAATTTTGGGTAATTATTTGAAAATTTTGAAAATGAGAAATTTCATTTTAATCGGTTTGGCTGGTCTAACAGGATGGTATTTATTGGGTAAAAGTCAGTTAGCATCAAAAACAAAATTGATCTTTAAAAAACTTCGTTTTGCCAATAAAAAATTTGAATTAATTTTTGGTGTGCAGAATCCTACTGGACAAACTGCAAAAGTTTCAGCCATTACTGGAGAGGTATATTTGGGGGATAAATTGATAGCTGATTTTTCCAGCTTTGGTGAACAAAAAATTGCCGCCCGAAGTGAATCAGAATTAAAAATACAGGCATCTCCTACTATTGGAATACTCCAGTTAATAACTACAAAAGGATGGTTGAAAAAAGGTTTGCAATACACAATTAAAGGAACTGGAAATTTTGATGGTATTGTTGCACCATTTCAATATAAAGCAAGTTTAATTTAATGCAGAAAAATATTCTTTTGGGTAGATTAAAAAGTTTTGGTGGAAACTCCAAAATGCTGGTCAGGGATCAACAAGTTCCTGATATTATTTCTGCTATGCTTTCTGCACACAAACTTTACGCAAGTGAATACGATAAAATTAGTCAAGATTTTTATTCAGGTGATGGTATTCAAACTGCAAAGAAGTTATTTGACTTTCTTAAAAAAAATGTCAGGTACAAAATAGAATCTGACAAAAACCAACGCATAATGTCGCCCAGTGCAATTTTATCATTGGGAAAAAATGACTGCAAAAATTATGCTTTGTTTATTATGGGGGTTCTGGATAGTTTGAAACGCAAAGGATTAATAAATAACAAAATTTATTATCGTTTTGCCAGTTACAAACTGCTGGATGAAATTCCGCATCACGTTTTTGCAGTTATTCAGGATCAGAATGGAAATGAATATTTTATTGATCCTGTTTTATCCAGTTTTAATGAAAGAAAAACATATTACCACAAAATAGATAAAGAACCCACTATGCCATTATATTCAGTTTCAGGTATTGGTGCTGCAAAAAAGAAAGCTGCTGCAAAGACAGTTACTCCAGCCGCAAAACCTAAAGAAAAAAAGAAAATAGTGCTGAAAATTGCACTTGCTCCAGCAAGGGGATCATTTTTACTTTTGGTAGGTCTTAATTTTATGGGGCTTGCTACAAAGTTGAAAAATGCTTTTGACAACAGGGCAGATGATACCCAAAACTGGTGGAAAAATTTGGGTGGAAATCCAAACGAACTATTGAGGAAAGTTGAACAGGGAGCAAAAAAGAAAAAATTGCTTGGTGCTGATGTTGAATTTGCTTCTGAAGGTCAGGTCGGTGTAGTTGCTACTGGAACTGCTGCTGCTGCTGCCACTGCTGCACCTATTTTAATTAAGTTGGCTGAATTTCTTTCTAAACTTGGAATTGATGTTAAAGAAGTTTCTGAAGTTGGGAAAAGGGTATTGGCTAAACAGGTTAAAAATGTAGTGGAAAAGAAACTGGAAACTGATGCACAAATGGAACAGGCTTCTCTTGATGAAGTTGATCGCATTGTTAATCAGGCAGAAAATTTCAATGCAGATGGATCAAAAAAAATGAACTATTTGCCTATCGTAATTGGTGGGGCATTGGTTATTTATTTGATCAGTCGTAAAAAGTAATTCACTTTCACTTCACCTTTAATATGTATTCAAACTATCCAGTAAAGGCAAGTAAGAACGCAACTGAAGGATATGTTTTGAATCTGATGAAAGGAAGTTGCAAAAATGCAACTGGAGTGAGAACGGCAATGAAATTGATGAATAGAAAAGTGCTGGATGAAAAATTTGTGAAAAAGATCTATTCATATTTGAAAAGGGCAAAAGTATATGTTGGTGATCAGGATAGATGCGGTTATATATCGTATCAATTATGGGGGGGAATGGAAATGTTAAAATGGTGCGAACAAACTTTAAAAAATGCAAACTGATCAAAAAATAAAAGATCTTGAATTGCAAAAAGCTAAATTGTTTGGTAGGGCATTAAAATTGTTTCCTAATTCAAAAGAACAATTAAAAGTAAGAAGTGATATTGATAAAATAAATGATGAAATTAGTAAACTTAAAAAAATAGGTTTTATGACTGCAAAACAAAAGGCAGCAAGGGAAAAGTTTAAAAAGGTAGTTGCTGAAGCTGGAAAACTTCGCAAAAAGAACCCTAAACTGACACAGGCACAGGCAGTTAAACAGGCTTGGGCAATCAGTTATTCAAAAGCTGGAGTAACTAAAAAGAAAGCTGCACCTAAAAAGAAAGCTGCATCAAAAAAAGTTGCTGCTATTAAGATCATTGAAAAGGGTGAAAGCAAAAGTGCAAGAGCAAAAGCAACTTATCAACAAGTAAGAACTAAAAAAGGTACTTATAAAGGATTGAAAAAAGTTGGTGCAATGGATAAATCTCATAAGGACACTAAAAGTCATAATGTAAACATTAGGGTAGTTTCAGGTTATAAAAAGCCTATGTACTCAATGGGTAATGTAGATACAAAAAAATTGTTAGATCAATTTTCTAAGGAAGGGAAGTTAAAAAAAGATGTTATAACAATTTTGAAAAGTAAAGCAAAAGACTATTCAAATGATTATAAATCTTTGCTAAAAGATATTTTGTATAATGGTCTGCAAAGTGGTATTATTTCAGATCTTGTTTATTATTCAGATACTTTGAAATGGTATAATAAACATAAAGCTGAAATAAAGATGATGCTTCGTGAAGCAATGATGAATTACGGAACTAACAATCCAGCAGATCTATTCGGCAGAAATTGGGATCAAGATGATCCATTTGTGGAAGATACTGCAAATAAAAATTTACTTGCTTGGTTTTCATTTGAAGAAACTGCAAGGGAAATAGCAAATAATTTAGGTTACGATCTATAATAATCTTGGAATAGTTTTCCGACTAAACAAAAAAAAACAAAAAAAATGGCACGTAGAAAAAAAAGGTCTGCCCCCAGCCGTCGCAGGAAATCCCGCAGAATGGGTGCAATCGGTAAGTCTTTTATTATGGATGCTGCTGGTCTTGTGGCTGGTGCTGCTGCTGCAAGGGTACTAACATCCAGTGGTAAAATTCTTCCAAACTTGGATGCGAAAATCAAGTCTGCTGCAGTAGTGGCAATTGGTGCTTTCTTTCCTAAATTTGTAAAGGGTTCTTTGGGTAAGTCAATCGGTGATGGTATGGTAGCTGCTGGTGGTCTTGGACTGCTTCAGTCAACTAACATTCTTGGTGCTATTGACAATGCAATGGAAATTCCTGTTAGCGTTATGGCTGGTGATGATCTTAGCGTAATTGCTGGATATACTCCTGACAATCTTAGCGTAATTGCTGGAATGGATGAAGAATATTCTTATTAATTAACTTTGTAAAAAATAACAAACAATGGCAACACAACACGGAGCAAGGCTTGTTTTTGACAATGCCAAAAATCTCGTAAACAATGCTGGTTTTTCTGCTGGTCAGGCAGTTCTTTCCCAGTCTTATCTTCGCAGTGAGGTAGCAATGTCTACTTCAACTACTTCCTACCAACTTCCTATCCTTGTTAATAGTGTAGGTGCTGGTACAAACTTTGCTACAAACAATCTCTTGAATCTTCAGGATGCATTTGTAGTTAGTTCTATTGGTGTATTTGTTTCTATCCCAGCTGCATCTACAACTACTGCTTTCCCACTTTACACATATCCAAACGCAAGTGCTTTCACCACTGCTGGTGCTGCTGCTGCTTTGTATAATCTGTACAATGGTAAATTGTCAGTTGTTGTAAATAACAGGCAGATCGTTCCAGCTTGGGATCTTTACAGGCACTTGTACGTTCCACAAACTCAACAAGGTGCTGCATCTACTGCAACAACTATTGATGAAAACGATGCAACTGAATTTGGTTACTATCCAGTAGAACCAAACATTGTATTGGTAGGATCTAAGAACAACGTTATCAGCTTGGAACTTCCAGGTGCAATTTCAACTCTCCAGGCTGCAACTGCCCCCAGGATCGTTGTTATTATGCGTGGTATCTTGGCACAAAATGTTACTCCTGTTAGATAATAACTGGAATTAACTTCTGAAATGGAAAGGGGGATGCCACGTTAAACATAGAACCCCTATTTTTTATGTTCTAAAATAAAACAAAAATGAACAAAGTTCAGAATTACGAATTTATTGAGGTTGTCGTTCCGCAGTCATCTACTGGAACTCGTTTCTACTTCCCTGATCAACCCCAGTTGCGTTTTGTTTCCTTGCTTAATCTTGTTTGCTATACCACTGACACAATTTCAAATAGTGTATTAAGTGGAAATGCTTTGCTTTCACTTGCAAACTTGAAAACAACTTATTTGGTACTTTATTACAATGATAAAGAATCAGTAAACAGGATCCCTGTGCTGGAACT